GGGTTGCCACGACGCTCCACGACCCTGGTGCGGTCCCTGGCACCGGCAGGCTTGTCGTAGCCGACGACCGGACCATCCTGCACCTCGAAGTGATTGCCGTAGACGACCCGAGCCTTGCTCGGCGTCAGCAGTATCTCTTCGGCGATGAACTGGGAGTTGCTGAAGCTGGCACCCACGGTCATGTCCTCGATCTGGCTGACCAGTTGGGCATTGGCTTCGCGAAGCTCACTCAGCTCCTGGTCCTTGGCGCTCAGCACCTTCTCGTGCTCCTGCACCATCATTTCGCGCAGACGGTCGAACTCACCGCGCTTCTCAAGCTCCTGCTTCTCGCGCTCGGCTTCCTCGGCCTTTCGAGCCTTGTCGGCGTCGACGAGAGCCTTCACCTGATCGGGGGTGATGTCACCGAACGCCTTCAGCTGCTCCTCAAGCTCCTTGATGCGCTCTTTGCGCTTCATGGTTTCCTTCAGAAGCTCGGCCTCTCGGTCGGTCGGCTTGTTGTCGTCTTCAGGCGTGTCGCTCTCAGGGGCATCGCCGGGTTTGTTGTCGGCGTCGTCGCTTTCCGGGGTGCCACCGTCACCCTCAGCACCCTTTTCACCTTTGGGGGCGTCCTGGGAACCGGCTGCACCGCTTCCGGCGTCACCCTCATCACCTGCGGCATCCATCAGACGGCGATCTGCGTTGAACTTTGCGAACCAGGGCATCGTGTTTCTCCTGTGTGGTCTATCTCTCGACCGATCTGTTTAGTGAGTGCCGGTCACTTGGCGACCCACTGAGCGGGATTCCCGCTGGTGTCGTCATCTTCCTGATCCTGACGCTGACGCATCGGGGGCAGGGCGGTGACGTCCGAGGACGGGAAGTTCTTCAGCTCCTTCTCGATCTCCCGACGCAGGTCGTCCTTGAGGTGCGGGAACAGCTTGTCGACCAGCGCCCGCATTTGCTCGCGGCGAACCGTCTTGGGTGCATCGATCAGAGCCAGTTGTTCGCTTACGGCGAACTCGTCCATCAGGCCACGCACGTCGTAGCTATCCGGGTAGTGAACATGCTGAAAGTCATCGCTTACTTCTACATCTTCACCAGAAAACAGCAGCACCAGCTTGGCGATCTGGTTCTCGGCTTGCTCCAGGGAGCGCGACTTGGCTGACAGGAGGGAGTTGACCCGCTCGAAGTCGTAGGCTTTGGCGACGCCCGAGCTGTTGTCGATTCCCTGACTGTTGTCGGCCTTCGTGCGCTCTCCGGCGACACCAACGGAGTGGTAAATCTCGTTGATGACCTTGGAGACCACATCGACGATCAGGTGCGCTTGCTTCACGTCCGGAGACAGGTAGAAGGGGCCGCCGCCGCCTTCACCGTCGTAGACGAACACGCGCTTGGTGCCCATCTCGACCACCTTCTTGTAGTCGTCGTCCCCCGGCATGAGGTTCTGCGCGGGGATCGCCAGCTGCGAGAAGGTCTGGTCCTGAATGATGGCGTCCAGGTTCGAGAGGTAATTGGCTACCGCTCGATCGAGATAGGCGATGTCGTTGATCAGCGCCGGAGAGGTGTAGGGAGACTCGTGGTTGCCCAGAGCATCCAGCGGAATGACCGGCACCACGCCGATCTGATTCACGCCTTGACCCGTGATGAGGTAGTCGACGGAGGTTCCCGTCTTGCGTTCTTCGATCAGGAACCAATTCTCTTTGGTCCAGATACGCCAGCGCTTGATGGTCTCGCCGGTCGACTCGAAGGGGTCGTCATCATCGCGGATAGGCTCATAGATCAGACACCACAGCAGCTCACCGTCCTCGCCATAGCCCATGTCGAGCATGTGCGTGGGCGGGACGATGTAGACGTAGGTCTGAGCGCCGCTTGTCTTCTGGTCAGCGACCGAGACTGCCTCTTCGCTCTTCAGGGTTGAGTCAACGACAATCCAGATACGGCCAAAGGTGGAGGCTTTCACATCGGCCTGCCGCATGAACTGTCGGATCGTGCGTCCGTCGCGGGTAGCGCGCCTCCAGAACTCAGCGAGGGCCGGTCGGGGGTCTTCCTGACGCTTCACTTCGCCACGGAAGACATACTTGTTGACCAGGTTCACAATCTCGCGAGTGTGGTTGAAGCGATAGGCCCGCTCCAGGCGATCCTTGAACTCCTTGGCGCCTTCCTTGTGGTAGCGGAAGATGTTCTGGTCGAACCAGGCCCGGCCACCGTTGTAGGTCGCTTCAAGAAACTCCCAGTGCTGAAGCTGGTCGTCGTATTCAGGGTGACGACGCTTGATGACTTGCTTCAGGTCCATGTCATCCACCAATTAGCCTCATGCGTAATTCAAGCACAGGCTTTACAATAAGTAAACACTTACTTATTAATAAGGTCAAACGGAAAAGCCCATGACTCGACGTTTCCGGAGCGGGTGTTCGATCTCCAAGCAGTAGCCGACACCATCGATTGGATGCTCGACTCCGGCTGACTTGTCGACGTCTCGACCTCCGGGCTTGTAGAGCGTCTGCTCGAATCCCGCGATGGTCTCCCGGCAGGTTTCATTGACTCTCAACCTCACCTCGCCACTGGCGGTCATCAGCATGGCATTGACCGAGTTGATGCGATCAGCAACCGGCGGGTGCTTCTTCTTGTATTTGATCCGCTTGAAGCCACGCGACCTGAAGATATCGATGTCGCTCTCGCCGCGTGCGTGCTGCCGCTGACCACCCGCAGGGTCGGGGTAGATCGTCATGCTGTGCTGCCAGCGCCAAAACTTCCGCTCCAGGGCGTCACAGACTTCGTTGGTGTTGGAGGAGGGCAGGATTACCTCGTCGACGATCCAAACCTCGCCGTTGGGCTGGGGCTGCATGATTACCGAAGACATCGGATCGATGTTGAAGTCCTGGCCCACCCAGATCGGCAGCTCCGGATTGAACTCGTAGCGCCCAACGTGGATGTTGCGGTCGAATGGGTAATAGACACGGCCCGACATTACGCTGAAATCTGCGAGGTATTCCTGCTGGAACGACTTAGGGTCCATGTCTGAGCGTGCCGCCTCGATCTCTTCGGGCGGAATGAATGGAGAGGTGGCGGTTTGGAACTGCCAGGACTTCCACTGACCCCGATCCTGCATCTCAGGCCGCTGACCGATCTTCCAAAGCTCGTAGAGGTAGTTGAATGCCTTGGGTGTGCCGATGATCATGGCGCCACCGCCCGTGGAGGACAGGGTAGGGCGGATGACCTTCACCCACACATCGGCCTTCATGTCCTGAAACTCGTCCAGCACCACGAAGTCGAGGGCCACACCACGCAGCGTATCGGGACGATCGGCGCCCTTCAGCGATAGCTCAGTCTTGTTCTTGAGCACCATCGTCAGGGTCGAGTGGTTGATCTTCTTGATCCACCGATCCGGCACCGACTCCAGCATCTCATCCCACATGATCTGCTTGGCCATGCGGAAGGTCGGCGCGATATACCAGACCCTCGCCCTGGGCTTGCGGACGGCCCGCAGCATCATGGCCTTCGACAGCATGGACTTTCCCCAGCGTCGCCCGGCCACTACGACCTTGAAGCGGTGCGGCGAGGCATAGACCTCCATCTGCTTGGCATGGAGCGAGACATCGATCACCGAAGCCATCAGGTGTCACCCTCCTCGACGATCAGGGTGTCAACGTCTTCGTCGTCCAGGTCTTCCAGATATGGGTCGGCTTCGCCCACCTCGATCTCTTCGTCCTTGACCGAGTTCTGCATGGTCTTGAGTCGCTGCACCTCGTCCGGCGTCAGCTCGCGGATCAGCAGCTCGGGGATTTCCTCGTCGTCAGCGGTCTCCTTGTCGAGCCCGATCACCGCCCACTGATTCAGGCGCACCCGGTCCATCACCGACGCGGCCATCTGCAATGCCTTGGGGTCTGGCTGGGCGCTGAACAGACCGGCTCCACGATGCGCGTCACCGATGGTCTTGACGGTCATCTTGTGGAGCATCTCGTAGGTCTTGTAGAAGCTCTCACGGGCCTGCTCGGCGCGCTCGGCCCACTTGTCGACGTTCTTGGTCGCCTTCTCGATGATCTCGGCCTCGACCCGCTTGTCGATGGCACTCTGGCCCTTCTTCACGCCGTCCTTCTTGAACCGGCGCGATAGGGTCTCGCGGGCAACGCCGAACTTCTCGGCAATCTGCTCGGCGGTGAACTCGCCGGACGCCCACATGGCACGCGCCTCTGCCCACTGAGCAGGGGTCATACGCCGCCGGGGCTTCTCCGACGCTTTCTTGTCGTCACTCATGCTGTTGATGCGCTCCAGATCGCTCTATTTCGCGCTGTGAGCTGTTTTCCAAGCGCAGACAACTCATTGCATACGTCACGCGCAGAAACGCTCAGAGCGCATTTCTGATCGATGAAGGAGGCACAGCAAAGGTTGTGATGGGGGAGTGGGGCGGGCGCCGCGCTCAGCGTCCATTCCGAGCCTCAGTTCATTTGAGACTCTGCGGCGATTATCCCTATATATCTGTTACTCAGTATTTTCTATATGAGATATATACCTCGGATGAGTATTAACTACAGGAAGTAAGGCGAAAACTACAAAAACTCTGCCTTACTCATGCTCGGATGGGTTCGATATTCATGTTGAGCATGTCTCTGGCAAAAGGTGTGATCTTGATGACGCGGCGGCTTCTGCCGCGCCGCGTCTCACGGTGTAGCTTCAGAATCATCCCCTTGTTGATCAGGGCTCGGATGCTGAATTGCATGGATGCCTTCGTTGTTTGATAAGGAAGCTCATCAAGGAGCTGGTCAATATCAATGTCTTCGTGATGGTTTTCCCAGTGTTTT